CTCACAGTTTTGATATTGACGCTATCGCCACAGCCCAAACTCCTACTTTACCAGGTAATTTAACATTAGACGGTGCTGCTACTTCAGGTGGTGCATGGCACGGAGAAGCGGGTCATTTAATACATTTCTCTACAGTAGCTAATGAATCAGCAAGGACTGTGACAATATCAGGAAGTGTAGAAGGAGTCGGACCAGATACGGAAATAGTAACATTAGGAACAGGAACATCAGGAGCTATTACCACTAAGCGTTGGTTAAAAATAACCAGCATTGCTATCGACGGAGCTACTACAAATACAGTATCGGTAGGACTGAATGCTCAGGATTCCATAGATGGTCAGTTAGTTTCGTCCTCTCCTGGTGTTCCTATAGTTTTTTCAGGTATAATAAGTCCTTTAGCTACAGGTGTTAAAATGCAATTAGGATATGCAAGTGGTGGAAGCAGTTTAGGTTCAGAGGCTACTTTTATATGTCACGATGCTAGTAATCATATAATAAGCCAGCAACAAATTGATAGAGAAACATCCACCACAGCATTTACCCGAATACAAGCTAATGAGATTTTAACTTTTTCGTTTTTTCAAATTTTATACATATACTCAAGTAGCGGTGGAATAAACGATGGTAACATGACAAGAAAAGTACACATTAACGGATATTACGAGCCTTGATGTTATGATTGAATCTTTATCTGGACTTCTTAACACCGTACTAGCTATCTCTCTTGGAGTTATCGGTTGGATTATTAAACGCATGATCGAACGAATGGACATCGGTGATAAACGCCTGACTAAGATAGAGGTGGAGTTAGCTGCTCAACGAGAAAGAGACGCTGCTGTGGAGTCCCGTATGGGGAAGGTAGAGGAAGCTATCAAGGAGATGAACCAGAAGCTGGATCGAATGCTTGAAGTATTAGTAGTGAGGAAATAGATATGCCAAAAGGATTGTATTACAACATGAACAGACGGAAGAAGCTAGGTATCAGCCGTAGCAAGAAGAAGTCTACCATCACACCTAAAGCTTACGCTAATATGAAGCGTGGGTTTCCGAAGAAAAAGTAACGATGCCTAAGTCCGTTTCACTATCTATCGGTAGAGGTGAGAAGTCTCGTAAGGGTGGACTGACCGCTAAAGGTAGGGCTAAGTACAATCGTGCTACTGGGTCTAATCTAAAGGCTCCTCAACCTGGCGGTGGTCCACGGAAGCGTTCTTTTTGTGCACGGATGAAAGGTAACAAAGGACCGATGAAAGACAGTAAGGGTAGACCTACTCGTAAAGCATTAGCCCTTAAAAGGTGGAAGTGTTAACAGATGCCTCGTCGCCCTGTAGTTCGTCCAAACCCACTATCCGCTCAGTACCGGACGCTGAACGCTGTAGCTGCTGCAACTGCTGTGAAGGTAGATCAAACAGTAGAACTTTTGAAACAAGACCCTGATGTCGTTGCTTTAGACGCTGGCGACGCTCCTTTAGGTGATCCAATCATTCAATCACAAAGAGCTGTCGTTGATAATAACTTAGATGTTTACAATGGAGGAGGAGCTTAACAGATGGCTACATTTAGTAAAAGAATACAACTTAGAAGAGATACTGCTACCAACTGGCAGACCACCAACCCCGTACTTCTCGAAGGTGAACTAGGTCTTGAATTAGACCCCGCTCGTAACAGAATTAAGATAGGAGACGGGACGACTGCTTGGAACTCCTTGCCTTACTTCTTGGACGCTCGTGAAGAGGAAGTTGGTGATTATCAAGACTTTATAGATGGTCTCTCAACACCTTAGATATGAGTAGCGTACTTACACAGTTAGGACAGAAGGTAAAAGCCAAGCTTGATAACAAGTTTGATAAGTCTGGAGGGTTGATCAGTGGAGCGGTAAATATATCACAATCTCTGCAAATAGGATCATATTTANCATCNAGTTTACCAGAAGCAGGTACATCAGGTCGTATCATATATGTAACAGATGGNGACGGATCGGGTGGTCCTTGTATCGCTGTTGACGATGGAACTGCTTGGAAGATTGTAGAGCTNGGCGGTGCAGTACCTACTGCTACTCATATACTTGCNGAAGATGGNGACAGTCTGACAACAGAAGCTGGTGCTATACTTATTACTGAANCTGTTTGACAGATATAAGTTCTGCTAATACTCTTTATCACATATTAACTGATAAGCTTAACCCACAAAAGAAAGTATATATATTATGTCTAGTTTGTTAACCCAATTGGGACAAAAAACCAAAGTAGAGCTTGATAAGAAGCTTGCCCTCGCAGGAGGAACAATGACTGGAGCTTTGACGCTCTCAGCTGATCCTNCNGCCAACCTCCACGCTGCTACCAAGCAATATGTTGATTCCGTATCTTCAAGTGTATCTTCTCTTCAATCCGAAGTAGATGCTACTCAAACTGGTGCTGGTCTCGGTGCTAACGGTGCTTACAGTGCTAACGCTTCTACCAACTATCTCGGTTCTGTAGCCAGCCTTAAAGCTGCTGACGAAGCTCTTGATAGCCAACTTAAAACTGTTGCTGACGCTGTATCTTCTAANGATACCGACATCTCCAGCCTTCAGTCCAGTGTTTCTACTAACGCCTCTGCTATCTCGACTCTTCAGTCTAATGTTAGCTCCAACGATTCCGACATCGCTACCTTGCAAAGCAATGTTTCTTCGAATGATTCGGACATCTCCACTCTGCAAACCAATGTAGCCAGCAACGACAGCGACATCTCCGCTCTTCAAACTCAAGCTGGATCGCTTGCTTCTGACGGTAACTCCGCTTCCTTCTCTGGTAACATCTCGGCTGCCAACGCTACATTCAGCGGTAACTTGACTGTTAATGGTACAACGACTTCCGTAAACACCACTAACATCGATGTTGCAGACAGCATCATGAATCTGTCGAAAGGTGCAGGAACCGGAACAAATGCTTCGAATGACGGTGGTTTCATCGTTGAGCGTGGTTCTTCCGAATCCAATGTAGCTTTGATCTGGGACGAAGGAGACGACAAGTTCAAGGTTCTCTCAACTTCCGCTACTGCTGCTTCCACTGACATCTCTTCAACAGACGGATCAGCAAGTGCTGCTAAGTTTGATGCGGACCTCTACCACAACGGAACTGAATTAGGAACCGTTGCTGAGTTCGAAGCTGCTTTAAGCTAAGAGTTTATCTCATATCTATCATCAAGGGGCAGTCCAATCGGGCTGCCTCTTTTTGTTTACAAAGATAACAACTACTAATACACTATTGATATGTTAAGTCATACCGAAGGAAGTAAATTGCACGACAAGATAGCTGGTGCATATCGTAACAGTATTGATATGATGGAGGATTTAGGGGAGTACAACGCTGCACTTCTTAACGGAGCTAGACAGTTCCTTAAAGATAACAATGTTGTTATGGACAGCGGAATGGGTACACCTTTACAAACCCTGTCTGACCAACTTAATACTTTACCATTTGAAGAAGAAGAAGAAACACCAAGAGATACCACCCAAGCTCAAGGACTTTAGAAACTTTCTATACCTGGTTTGGAAGCACCTGAACCTCCCTGATCCCACCGAGCTACAGTACGACATAGCAGAGTATCTGCAACACGGACCTAAGCGGTCTGTTATTATGGCGTTCCGGGGCGTAGGAAAGAGTTGGATAACAAGTGCTTTTGTAGTACATCAGCTACTGCTGGACCCCTCCAAGAACATACTTGTTGTATCAGCTAGTAAGAATAGATCGGATGACTTCTCTACTTTTACCTTGCGAATCATTCAAGAGATTCCCATTTTACAAGGATTAAAGCCGTCAGAGAACCAACGATTCAGTAAGATAGCTTTTGATGTAGGACCTGCTCCTGCCTCTCACGCTCCCTCTGTTAAGTCACTAGGTATATCCTCCCAGCTAACAGGGTCTCGTGCTGATATAATCGTAGCGGACGATGTGGAAGTAGCTAACAACAGTGCCACTCAAGGAATGAGAGATAAGCTAGATGAACAAGTAAAAGAGTTCGACGCTATCATTAAACCTTTGGACTCCTCCCGTATCATCTTTCTCGGTACTCCTCAATGTGAAGATAGTATTTATAACAAACTGCGAGAGAGGGGCTACAAGAGCCGTATTTGGCCTTCAGAGTATCCAGACGACACCGAGGCTATAAATAACTACGGAGGCGATCTAGCACCCCTTATAGCGGATAATATAACACCTGAGACTGTTGGTACTTCTACAGAACCATTACGGTTCACTGATCTCGACCTGGAAGAAAGAAAGATGTCGTACGGTCGGACGGGGTACGCGGTTCACTGATCTCGACCTGGAAGAAAGAAAGATGTCGTACGGTCGGACGGGGTACGCTTTACAGTTCATGCTTAATCCTAAGCTATCTGATGCTGACCGCTACCCATTAAAGATTAACGATCTGGTCATTATGGATGTGGATGTCGATGTAGCCCCTGAGAAGGTAGTGTGGTCATCTGATCCTGATAACTGTGATAGGGAGTTACCTAATGTAGGATTAGCTGGGGACAGATACAGAAGACCTGCTAACACGGTTGGGGATATGATACCGTACACAGGGTCTGTATTAGCGATTGACCCGTCAGGTAGAGGTAAAGATGAAACAGGGTACGCTGTAGTCAAGATGCTTAACGGTCAGTTGTTCGTCCCCGATGCTGGAGGGATAAGAGGTGGATACGATGAGAAGACCCTTAAACAACTGGTAGCTATAGCAAAGGATAACAAAGTTAATAAGGTAGTGATAGAGTCTAACTTTGGGGACGGTATGTTTATGGAGCTGATAAAGCCTCTGTTTAGAACTTCCTATCCAGTGACTATAGAAGAAGTCAGACATAACAAACAGAAGGAGCTACGGATTGTAGACACTCTTGAACCTGTGTTAAACAGCCATAGACTTATCGTTGATCCCTCTGTTATAAATAACGATTACAGGTCAGCTTTAAGCTACCCTATAGAACAACAAACCAGGTACATGCTTATGTATCAGTTAAGTAGGATAACAAGAGATAGAGGCAGCTTGGTACATGATG